GGTCGTGTTCGCGCGCAGCGACGCAGGCGACAGCGTCGCGTTCGCCGACGTGGCGAAGCGCTCGGTCGAGACGCCGTCGCTGACCTCGCGCCCCGTGGTGAGCAGCGTGCCGTCGGAGCCGGTGGCGGTGAGCGTGACGGACGCGGCGGTTGCCTGCCGGCGGACCGACCCGGTGATCGCGGCGACCGCGTCCTGCGACGCGCCCGAGTTCTTGTCGGGATCGAAGCCGCTGTACACCGCCTGAGCCAGCTCCCACAGCGCGGCCTCGCGATCGGCCATGATGCCGATCACCTGGCCGTCGGGTGTGTTGGGGTCGAGGTCCGCGTTCGCCCCGAACTCCGCGCGCCACGCGGCCTCGAGCTCCTCTTTGATCACGAGGAGCGGCTTGCTCACGAAGCCGGCGAGGGTGACACCGTATGCCATGCGATCAGACTCCGACCGTGGGAACGACCAAGGCGAGCTCGCCAAGGTCCGTTGAGACCTTGAATTCTAGTCGGAATGCACGCGGCGTGCCAGAGGGCCGAAGCTCGAGCGAGAGGATGTCCAACACGCCGGGGGTGTCGACGATGATCGTGCGGAACACTTCGCGCACGCCCGCAAGCGGGAACTTACCGAGAACACTCTGGAAATAAGGGACGCCGAAGAACTCGTCGAGGAACCACTCGCCGCGGAAGAACGACAGCCTCGTGCGCAGCGATTGCGCGATCGACTCGAGGCCGCCGATGCGTACGAGACTTCGCCCGCTGTGCACGATGTCACCGGTGGTCACATCCACCTGGAACGCGCGCGTCAGGGCGAGCGTCTCTTTCGCGCTCGCGCCCGCCGCCGCGGCCAGGCCGCCGATGCTCAGCGACGTCGTCGAGTAGACCGGGGTGCACACGGGCTAGGCCCCCGCCGCGGTGACGTGGATGAGCGGCGCGCGCCCGGGCCAACCGCCCGAGCGCACGAGCGTGATCAGCACGCCGTCGCCGTTGTCGGTGGTGACGGGCGCAACGGTAGAACCGCCGACGTAACGCGGCGCGAAGCCAGCGGTGGACAGCGAGTGGTAGGCAAGGTCGTGCACGCCGGCCGTCGGTAGCTCGACGGAGACCACGACATGCGACAGCCCGTTCGCGTGCGTGACGCGGATCACCTGCGAGTCGGCAGAGCTGGCCGGCGTATTCAGATACTCGACGAGCGGCGGGTCCGTGTTGACGACGGGGATGCCAATCCCGTTGGCGACAGTAGGCCATACATGCTGCTCATGGAGCGTCTCGTTCAGGTCGTCCACGGTGTGAACCGTGAACAGCACCGATGTGTCAGGCCACCCGCCATCTCGCAGCACGGAGAACGTCGCGCCGTTGGTGATCGGTGTGAACGTGTTCTCCACCCCGGTGTAGTAGGGGCCGAAGGTGAAGTCGACGTCACCAGCGCTCTTGCTGCCCTGCCCGACAACCTCGAAGTGCCCGGCGTACTGAGCGAAGATGTACAGGTAGTCGCAATCGTCGCCGCCGCTGAAGTCGCACAGGCCTGGCTGATCCACAGTCAGTTCCGTCGCGAGCGAAGGGCTGAAGTTATCGACGAGCATCGCCATTGTGGGTTACTCCGTGACCTTGACCGTGGCACTGGCCACGGTCGGAGGCGAGGCGAGAGGGGGTGAGACCGGGAAGCCGGCCGAGTTGAGCGCGGTCTGCACGAGCCCCGCCCATGTGTGGATCTGGCCCAGGTACGTGGCGAGCGGTGTGCTGAGCGCGACGCCCTGCGCGGTGCCAGCTTCGGTGCCGAGGCGCACGTGGTCGCTCGGCATGGCGCCCGCGGGGCGCGCGCGCCGGAACGAGCGCACGCCGGGGATCGCGACCGCGTCGGCGAGCGCGTGTCGCGCGTGCGTCTCAGGATCGAGCGGCGTGTCCGCGCTCGAGCCCGCGAGCCACTTGTCCATACTGGCGCCCGAGAACACGAGCAGCACCGTGTCACCGACCTCGATCGGGAACGTGCACGAGAAGCCTCCGCCGCCGGGGAACTGTACAGGGACGGACGGCACCACAGGGAGCGGGCCGACGACGGCCGCGCCAGTCTCGTCGGTGTGGCGCACCTTGGGGATCGGCTGCACGTCGGCTTGCTGCGTCGAGGCGTCGTAGCGCACGACGCGCCCGGGCAGGGAGACATAGATGCCGTCCAGCGCACCGTCGATCGCCTCGTTCACGACCTCAGCTAGGGTGGGGTTACGTTGCATCGTCGACCTGCACGCCCTCGAAATCGGAGAACCAGTCGGAGCCTGAGGTGTCACCGGAGTGCGTGACCTCGGTGACCTTGAACAGCCCGCGGATACCCGTGACGCTGTCGATGCGCACGCGCCGCCCTGGGCGGATCTCTGGTTGCAAGAGCGAGCGCGCCTTGAGCGTGGGCTTGCCCTTGCTCGACGTAACGCGCCCCGTGAACGGGGACAGCGACGTGCTCGAGCCGGGCGTGTTCAGCGTAGGCGAGCCGATGAGGCCGGAGTCGGCGTCGAGCTCGACGACGCTCTCTACGGTCGCCTTCTCCGGCTCGAGGATCTGAAGCTTGCCGTCTTGGATCGACCACTCCAGGCCGTAGCCCCTGAGCACCCGGTCGAGCTCGCGCGCCGCGCGCCCGTGCGCGACGTAGCCGGCGACGTACTGCCGGCCGCGCAGTGCCTCGACGCTGCCGACCGTGGTCGAGTCCAGCTGCATGTCGTCGGCGATCTTGCGAAGCACGCGATCGACGAGCGTGCCGGCCTTGAACGAGTTGGACGTGCGCCCGTGCCGGTAGCCACGCTCGCCGTCGCCGAGCTGGATCGTCGTCGTCCAGTCGGGGCCGTCGGGCGCGCTGTCGATGTCGCGCGAATCGCCGACGAAGATGGTGCCGAGCGTCGCCGCGTACCCGGCGGCGAGCGTCACGCGCAACACCTTGCCCTGCAGCTCCGCGCGGCTCTGCTCGCTGAGGTTCGTGACCTCGATCTCGCAGGTGTTCGGCTCCTTGCCAAGCGTCTTCTTGACTTTGAAGCGGAACCGCATGTCGGTGATCTCGATCACGTCCGCGCCATACTCGTCGAGCCGCTTCGACGCGCCGACCGGCGACGCGATCGTGATCGCGGCGCGGCGTCGGAAAAGCTGCCGGCGTTGGATGTCGATCGACGCCATGCCCTACTCGAGCACGATCGGCAGCTCGGTGCTGTCGAAGTAGATGAGCTTCACACGGTCGCCGAAGTCGTCGACGCCGGGCTCGAGGTTGGCGCCGCTGGTGTCCGTCGCGAACAGCGCGCCCGGCCACATGCGCGCGTCGGCGCAGCGGATCGCGAGCGGGAAGTTCAGCACGACCGCGACGCCGGTGTAGATCGCGTCGTGGTCCTCGTCGTAGACGTCGAGATACCACCGTTCCTCGCGCGCCGACCAGCGTAGCTCGAGCGTGTAAACGGCGCCCTCGAGAGGGGCCTGTAGCTCCTGCCACGGTCGGTCGACTTGAACGGCGATCTCGGAAGGCATTGGCTACCCCAGGAAGAAAACGGTTTTCGCAACGCGCCCGACGGGCTTGAACTTCTCGACCATCTCCTTGCGCTGCGCCTCCGGGATGTCCGGGTTGTTCCACGGCGCGGTGGTCTTGCGCAGCGTCTTGCTTGCGTGTTGGATCTTGCCAAGCACCGTGCGCCCGGCCTTCGCCTTGCGGTTGGCGCGCGGGTCGGTGTTCGGACGGATCTGCGTGACCTTGTTCTGCACGATGCGGATCTGCTGGAACGTCGCGGAGAAGCGAAGCGCGTCGCCGGTGCTGCGATCCCTCGGGACCTGCAGCGACGTGAGCGCCATGTCCTCGTACGTCTTGATCGCGGTGACGACGGTCACGAGCTCGCCCGCATTCTTCAGAGCTTGGAGCTTCGCGAACGCCTCTTCCGCGTAGCCGGGCACGCCGTAGATCGCGGGCGCAGTGGCGGTCGTGGTGAACTCGACGCCGCCGAACGACACCGCGCGCGTCTGCTGCGTGAGGTTGATCGGCGTGTTGGTGACGAGCCCCTCGATCGTGAGGATGTCCGGCTCCGGCCGAAGGTGGTCGGTGATCTTGGCGCCCCGCTCGACCTGATGCGCGGTCGCCTGCACGGTGCCCGAGTGGCTCTCGGAGATCGACGCATCGAGCTCGATCGCACCGATCTTGGTGCGCTGCGCGACGTAGAGAATTGACAGGCTGGCCATTACAGCAGACCTCCGCCCGCCTCGCGCATGGTGCGCTTGCGGTCCTTCTCGATCTCGTCGGCGACAACGCGAGCGAACTCCGTGCTCGACTGGCCGGGGAGCTGCGTTGCGTTGATGGTGACCGGCGACGTGATCGTCACGCTCGCGCCGCTGCCACGCCCCGGGTCGAGAGCGAGCGACGGGTCACGCGAGATCGCGCTGATCCTGTCGAGGAGCGGGCTCTGCTGAGCCACGCCGCGCGTGCCGCTCGAGCTGGTGTCGTTGACCGAGAACGGGTTGATCTTGTCGAGCAGCCCGCCGACCTTGGCGCCGACCCACTCGAGCTTCGCCACGATCCAGTCGAATAGTCCGACGAAGAACGCTTTGATCTGCTCGCCTGCGGTGACCCACGGCTGCACGAACAGACCATAGAGCCACCCGCCGAACTCGCGCAGCGCGTCGCCGATGCTGTCGACCCAGTCGTCGAACGCGTCGAACATCTCGTGCAACGCGTCTTCGATGTAGTTGAGACCCTCGGTGAAGAACGCTTTGACGTCCTCCCAGTTCTCATAGACCGCTACCGCGAGAAGGGCGAGCAGCGTGATCAGCAAGCCGATCGGGTTGGCCGCAATCGCCGCTCGGATCACGCCAAGCGCTTTCGGGATCTCGAGCAACGCTTGCACGAACCCGAGGACTTCCTTCACGGCCATGTAGACCAGGAACAGCTTGAGCGCGTGCCCGGCCTTCTCGAGCACAGCATCGAGCCCGCCCTGCTCCTTGACCCATTCGCGGATCGTCGCGATCCAGTACTTCGCCGTTGCGACGATGTCGCCGATCCACTCCTTGATCTTGCTCGAAATCAGCGCGCGGTTGGCCTTGACCCAGGTCAGAGCCGAGTCGGTGATCTCGCTGAACACAGGCAGGAGCTCTGCGGCGATCGTGTTCTTGACGCCCTGGAATCCGGTCTTGAGCCGGAGCAGGTTGTCTTGGAGCTCGGCGCTCTGCGCGATGAAACCGTCGTCGAGCTCGCCGCCGAGCGCGCGAAACTCAGCGGTCGCGGCGCGGATGCCTGCGCCACCTTGCGCGAGGAGCGGCAGAAGATCGGCGCCCGACTTTCCGAAGATCTTCATGGCTGCGGTCGTGCGCGCCGCGGTTGTCGGCATGCGCGCGAACGCGTCGGCGAGATCGGTGAACACGTCCTCGGTGCTGCGAACGTGTCCGCTCTCGTCGACGAGCGAGACGCCTACCGCCTTGAAGCTTTTCTTCAGCTCGACGTTGCCTTCAATCGCGCCGACCATGTTGCGTTGCAGGATGCGCAACGACGTGGCCAGCGACTCCATGCTGACGTCGGCGAAGCTGCCTGCGTAGCCGAGCTGCTGAAGCGCGGCCACCGAGACGCCGGTCTTCGCGGCGAGGTCGTCGAGGTTGTCGGCCTGCTCGTACACGCCGAGCGTTGCGGAGCGCAGCTCGGCGCCGACGAAGCGCGCGGCCTCGGCGAGCTTGTTCAGCGCGAACTTTACCCCGTCCGCAGCAAGCGCCCCCTTGGCAAAGGAAGCCGCGTCGGTCTTGAGCCCGAACATGGCGAAGAGCTCGGCTACAACCATCGGTCCTACCCCTTCGCCTTTCTCGCGGCGTCTATCGCGTTCAGAACATCGTTGGCGTCAAGCACGGCATCGAAGCTCAGCAGATCCAGGTCAGGAAGCTTGCACCAGTCGCGATCGACGAGGCGATAGCAGACCCAGCACGCGGCTAGCTCTCCTTCGAGCTCGAGGCGGGCGCCTCCGCCTTCGCCGCCAAGAACTGCTTCCGCAGCTTGACGACGAGCGGCATCTTGTTGACCGACTCGCCGAGCGCGCCGAAAAAACCGCTGTAGTTCACCTCGATCGCGGCGGCGATCAGCTTGTACACCAGGTCTGTGCGCTGCGCTGTGATCTCGTCGAACACCGCGTGCGCGCCGCCGAACAGGGGCTTGCCGCCGGTGCTCGACGCATAGAGCAAAGCCTTGATGATCGCCTCGAACTCGGCCTCTGGCAGGCGCTCGAACAGCGTCGTGAGCGCAGCGCTGAGGTCGCTCTCGGCCGCGGCGAACGCGGGCGCGACGATGCCCGCAAGCCTGTGCTGCATCTTCGCCGCGGCCATGCCGCCGAGCGGCATGATGCTGAACGTGATGCCGTCGATCGTCTTCTCAACTGCCTGAAGCATGGGATCCTCCTCCGAGGGAAAGCCTAGGGCGTGAACACGTTGCCGCCCGAGAAGGTGTCGAGCGAGCCACACTCGAACAGCCACTCGGTGACGCCCGCGACCTTGGCGCGCGTGACGTCGGGCTTCTTCACGATCCAGGCCTGATCGGCGTGCACGACCGTTTGGCCGATGCGATCCTTGATGAACAGGGCGCCGATACCTTCGCCGGTCTGCGCGTCGAGCTGCGCGATCGCGGACAGCTGCGCGTTCTCAGGCGACGTCTGCAGTAGCGTCACGGTGACACGCCCCATGGTGTTGCGGTTGCGCGTGCGCGCGACCTCGCCACCGGCGCCGACGGTCGGCGTCCAACCTTCCTCGTTCCGCGCCGCGGCGATGAACGTGTCGGGGCCGATCGCGGTGAGCTGAATGCCGGCGAACGAGATCAGGTATTCGCCGGGGTCGTAGGTGCGAACAGCGGACATGGTCGAGGCTCCTTACGCCGAGATGGTGCCGGCGATCACGAGCTTGTGGATCGCGCCCGCGAGGGTTCCGGTGAAGCGCATGTTGCGCAGGATGCGGGCGAGCTTGTCGCCTGACGTCGAGGCCGAAGCCTTGGGCGCGAGCACGGTCGGCGCCGGGTCGTCGCTGAGTCCGCCGGCCGTAACGCCTGCCTTGAGCACGCCGAGAATCTCGCCCTCGAGAATCGCGATGCCGCGATCGGTGAACGCGATCTTGTTGCTGGCGCCGGCGAGGCGCGCGAACACGGCCTCGGAGATGCGCGCGCGCAGCCAGTCGCGGAAGCGGACCACGTCGACGAACTCGTTCGCCGACACCACGCCCTGCGACGTGATGTTGACGCCCGCGACGGCGTAGTAGTAGTTGCAGTGCTTCGCCTCGAGGTTGACCTGATGCGTCGCGGTGATCGGGTACGTCGCCACGGTCGCCAGCGTCTTGAACTTCCAGGTTTCCGAGCCGGGGTCGAGCGGCAGGCAGCGACCGAGCCACGCCGCGGCGGCGAACTCGGCCGGGTCGGGGTGGTACATCGGCGCGGTGCGCGCGAAGGCCGAGTCGCTCAAGTCGTCGGCAGCGTCGGTGCCGCCGGCCGCCGCGGTGACGGTCGCGCTGTCCTGCAGGCCAGGCACGTAGATCTTCTCGTTCGCCTCCACGTAGGTGGCGATCACGGTGACGATCGCTTCGCTCGCGAAGGGGCAGTACACGCCATACCAGTCGTTGTCCGCGCTGGCGATCGCGGCGAGGTCGGCCGCCATGCCTGCGTCCGTGTCGCTCTGGATGATCGACAGGTACACGCCCGCATCGTACTGATCGTCGGGCGTCAGGGTCGCGATGCCGTGCCACACGCCGGCGGTATCGCCGGTGAGCACGAGCGACGTGTTCGGCCCGGTGTTGACGGCGGTCATGGTTGGGCCGACCAACGCGTTGAACGCGGCCTCAAGGCCGGCCCACAGCTCGGTCTCGGTCGGTGTGCCATCGGTCGTGTAGCTCGCGACCTGCACGTTGCCCAGCGAGTCGGTGACCTGGATCTGGTACTCGGTGCTGGCGAGGATGCCCGCCGAGCCAAGGTCGATCGAGACGATCTGCGTGGGCTTGTTGACCAGGCGGCCGACCTTGACCGACTCGGGGCGAGGGTTCTGCGCGAACATCGCGAGCGCGGCCAGGTAAGTGGGGCTCGTGGTCGTGAAGTCGGCGTCGACGCCGTCGGAGTCGGTGTAGGTGCGCACGCGCTCGGGGAACGCCGCGTCGGCCGACAGGATCAGCGGCGTGCCGAAGCCGGCCGCGGTGACCCCGGCAACCTCCGACGTGATGGAAACTGTAACGATATCACTGAGCGGCATGGATGCTCCTGTTAGGGCGCGGGGTCACGAGGAAGTGTGGCACGCGACTTGCAGCGCGTCAAGAGATGGTCACGGTAACGGGCGGGTCAACGGTCTCGTCTTCGGCCTCGACGGTCGCGACGTAGCCGGTCACAT